AGTCTTTGTTAGTTGAGGTGTAGGATGTTAGAAAGATTTGCCTAATTTTCACAGACTGCGAATTTTTGAGATTTTCCGAAAAGTTTTCTCGTGATTTCTCAAATGTCTTTTGAATTTTGAAAAGTTGTGAGGTGTTGCAAATGGACAGAAAAGAAAAACTGGAGAAACTCTGCGACGAACTGGACGACGGAGCAAAAACGGCAACGTTGCAGCTGGTCGATGAAATTGTATTTCTGGAGTCCAGATTGACGGAGTTGAAGAAGTATCCGTTTATCGCAGTGAATCCAAAGAACCCAGTGCAGCAACGAACAACTTACGCCGCAAAACAGTACAAGGAACTATTGCAGCAATACAACAACTGCATTAAGATCATGCTGGGAGTTTTAGGAAAGATTGAAACCGCAGAGGTTTCCCCTCTCAGACAGTACTTGAACCAGTTGCGAGGAAATGCAGAAACATGAGTACATGGTTATTGCAATACCGTGAAGCGATCCGCCGCGGTGAAATTATCGCCGGCATTGAGTTAATTACGGAACTAGACAATTTGATTGCTGATATGAATGATCCGCGGTACATTTACGACACCACTGACGCGGAACTTAGAATTGATTTCATGGAGCATTGTATTAGGCTCACAAAATCCCCGTTTTACGGGAAGCCTATGAAATTGATGTTGTGGCAAAAAGCATTCATTGAAACGGTGTACAGTTTCAAACTTGCCGATAGAACATACACAAATGCTTACGGGCAAGAAAAACACGTTGACCGATTTCAAAAAATCGTGCTCCTGATCGGCAGAAAGAACGCGAAAAGTGAAACTTGCTCCGGCTTGGAATTGACCGAAAGCATTGTCGGAAATGAAGGTGCAGATTTGGTGTGCTCCAGTAACGATGATGTGCAAGCGTCGATTTTGTACGATGCAATTGACACAATGCGTTTGATGATCGATCCACAACAAGAGGACACGCGAAAAAATCAACGGTTCATCAAAATTCTGGCGACGAACTCAAAGATTTTCAAGTTGTCTGACCGCACCCGAAACAAAGAGGGACGGAACATTGATTTTGCAGTAATCGACGAAGTTCACGAAATGAAAGACAACGTGATTTTGAAATCAATCGAACAGTCCCAAAGTCTAAAGGATAATCCGAAACTGATTATCATTACCACAGAGGGATTTGTAAACGACGGAGCACTTGACGAAATTTTGCGTGACTGCCGGCGGATTATCAACGGTGAAGATGATGGTATAGCGGCAGAAAAAACTCTGCCTTGGTTATACACACAGGACAGTGAACAGGAAATCTGGTCGGACGAAAGAACATGGCAAAAAAGCAATCCGTCACTTGGTATCATTAAGAAATGGGATTATCTGCGAACCCAGATTGACCTTGGACGGAAAAATAAAAGCGATCGAATGTTTGTGCTTTCGAAGGATTTCAATTTCAAGCAAAATAATGCTCGTGCATGGCTCGACATCGAGGACTACAAGTATTCTGCCGTTTATGATCTGGAAGATTTCCGAAAATCTCTGTGCTTGGGTGCTGTCGATCTCTCTGAAACTACAGACATGACCAGTGCAAAAGTGCTGCTGATGCGGAAAGACGATAAAACGAAATACATATACAGCCACTATTGGATTCCAGAAAGTAAACTGGAAAATTCCGATGATAAAGAAGCCGGAGCGAAATATAAAGAATGGGCGAAACAAGGACTTTTGACCATTTGTGACGGAAACGACATCGATCTAACACAAGTCGCGGACTGGTTTTTTACCTTGTATAAAGACTACGGGCTGCGGCTCTACAAATGCGGATACGACGTGAAATTTTCCAAAGAATTTCTAAAGCGTATGGACGAATACGGTTTTGATACCGAAATAGTGATCCAGAACAAAGTGACACTCTCCAACGCAATGAAACTATGTGAAGCGGATTTAATCGCACGGCTTGTGAACTATAACGAAAATGAAATTGACGCGTGGTGTCTGGGAAATGCTGCAATGGAAATGGATAATCTGGGAAATGTGCAGGCAGTGAAAATTGCCGGTCAGCCGTCGAAACGAATTGACGGTGCCGTTACTCTGATTATCGCTTACGAGATGTATAGACGATATAGAAGCGAATTTACAAAAGCGTTGAAATGAGGTGGTAATAATGGGCTTATTTGATTATTTACGACAGCGAATTGAAGAAAAGAAACAAAAAGTGCAGTTTGCTCGAATGATGAACGGACAAACACCGATATTTTCCCAGTTTGGAAACAATATCTATGCTTCGGACGTGGTTCAACAGGCTGTTTCTTGCATCGTTCAGGAAATTTCAAAACTGAATCCGACGCATGTAAAACTGATTGACGGTGTGGACAGTATCCCACAAGACAGCGATATTCAGAATGTTCTGGACGCTCCGAATGAAATTATGTCGACTTCGGATATGCTGGAAAAAATCACGTGGAACTTGTTCTTGAACTATAACAGTTTCATTTTGCCAACGTGGAACGGCGGACGTTTAACAGGATTGTACCCTTTGCAGCCGGCGAACGTGGATTTCTTCGAAGATGTTTCCGGAAAGCTGCTTGTGAAATTTCATTTCAATAACGGTTATGATTCTGGTATGATCAAATATTCTGACGTAATCCACATTCGCAAAAATTTTTCCGTCAATGACTACATGGGAGGAAATTCTCAGGGGCAGCCGGATAACGGAGCACTTTTGAAAACGCTAGAACTGAATGACATTTTACTACAGGGTGTTGGAAAAGCACTGAAAAGCAGTTTTGCGGTGAATGGTATCGTCAAGTATAACACACTCGTTGACGACGGCGAAACAGAAGCGGCATTGCGAACGCTCGAAGCGAAATTGAAGAATTCCGAAAACGGTTTTCTCCCGCTGGATCTGAAAACAGAGTTTATCCCTTTTCAAAAGCAGATTGAAATGGTGGACGCGGACACGCTGAAATTTATCGATGAAAAAATTCTTCGTCAATTCGGCGTTCCGCTGTGTATCCTCACCGGCGATTATACAAAAGAACAGTACGAAGCATTTTACCAGAAAACGCTTGAACCCATCATAATCAAGCTTGGGCAATGCTTCACAAAAGGTATTTTTTCCACACGTGCAAATTTGGGCTACGGAAACAAAATCGTATTTTACGAAAAAGAATTGATCTTTATGACCATGACACAAAAGCTGGAGTTGGCTCGAATTTTAGGCGATCGTGGTGCAATCTACGAAAATGAAATCCGCGTCATGTTTGGATTGCAGCCGCTTCCAGAACTGAACGGAAAGCGAAAGCAATCATTGAATTATGTTGATGTGGAAATTGCAAATGACTATCAGCTTGGGAATGATTCAGGAGGTGTTGACAATGGAGAAAACTAAAGAAATGATCCGTAGAAATTACGCGTTTGAAGTCCGTGCAGAACAGGACGACAAACACGGGGCAATCATCACAGGAACCCCGATCGTGTATGAATCCAAAACAGATCTCTTTGATTTTTTTGAAATCATTGATCGGGGTGCACTGGACAAAGCGGATCTTACGGACGTTCGATTTTTGGTCAACCACGACACAAGCAAAATTCCGCTGGCACGTAGTCGGCGAAATAATGAGAATTCCACGATGCAGCTTAGCTTGGACAAAGACGGTATGAAAATTCGTGTCGATCTGGATATTGAAAACAATGCCGAAGCAAAAGCATTGTATTCTGCCGTTCAGAGGGGCGATATTACAGGCATGTCCTTCATGTTTGCGATTCGTGAGGATTCTTGGGAGGATCTGGACACAGACAAACCCACCCGACACATTCGGGCAATTGACACGGTTGTTGAAGTTTCTGCGGTGACTTTTCCAGCATACGAAGAAACTGACATACAAGCACGCAATAAAAAGGCATTGGAGAATGCCCGTCAAACGCTGGACAGTGTAAGACAGAAGCGTGGAAAATCGGTGGATACCGATCAAATCGAACTGGAAAAAGAAAAAATCAAAATTTTGTTTGGAGGTATGTAAACTATGAAAAAGTATTTTGAAAATCTGATCCGTGCAAAGGAACAGCAGGCACAGGAAATTCGTGACAAGGTGAAGAAGTCCGAAGATGTGAACGAAGTTCGGGCACTGGGTGAAACTCTGGAAAAGGTTTTGCAGGAACTGAACGATGCAAAGGGACAGCTGGCAAAGCTGAACGATGAGGATTCCGACGCAAAGGACGACGACACAAAGAACGACAACGCAAAGAACGACGACGGCACAAAGGACGATGCAGAACGCATGAAGCCGCTGGCATCTTACGGCACACGTTCCGCAGTTGTAGCCGGCAGCACAAAGGCTGATCTGGAAAAGCGTGTTGCATTTGCAAACTATGTCACCCTCGGCAGGGAAATTCCGGCGGAAATGCGGGCAGCAACCACAACCACCAACACTGCGAACGCGATTCCGGAAAATCTGATCGAGGAAATTCTGGAAAAGATTGACGCTGTGGGTATGATCCTCCCGCTGCTGACAAAGAGCAGCTTTCCGGTCGGTCAGAAAATCCCGATCGACAGCGTGAAGCCGTCCGCTTCTTGGGTTGGAGAAGGACAGGGCTCCACTGTACAGACAAAGGGCACCCTTGGTGCAATCGTCTTTGGTGCTTTCAAGCTGCGTTGTGAAATCGGCATGACACAGGAAGTTACAGTACAGACAATTGCCGCTTTCGAAAAGCTGTTTGTAAAGCAGGTTTCCGAAGCTATGGTAAAGGCGATTGAAAGCAAGGTCGTTTCTGCTGACGACGGCAGCACCGGCAACCCGAAAGGCATTTTGTACAATGCAAACGAAGTAACCACCCCTGACGCAAAGGTTGAGATTGCCGCTGGTACCACAGAGCACCTCACATACAAGACACTGTGTGACATGGAAGCAATGATTCCGCAGCAGTACGAAACCGGCTCGAAGTGGTTCATGACCAAAAAGACCTTTATGGCGTTTGTCGCTATGGTGGACAGCGTAGGACAGCCTATTGCACGTATCAACTACGGCATCAACGGCAAAGCAGAACGCACCCTCATGGGGCGTGACGTTATCCTGTGCGGCGACTACATGGACAGCTACGACGAAGGCACAGCGACAAAGGACAAGGTCGTTGCGTTCCTGTTCGATCCGTCTGACTACGTCCTGAACACAAGCTATGATCTTGGTATCCAGTCCAAGATTGATTGGGATAACGAAGATCACAGAACAAAGGCTGTCATGAGTGTTGACGGTGCTGTCATTGACAGAAACAGCCTTGTAAAGCTGGTAAAGAAGTATAAGTAAGAAAGGGTGATTCAGAATGGCAGATGCCGCGATTTTGACAAAAGTTAAAAATGCACTGGGAATTACAAGTACATACATGGACGAAACGATTTCAATTTATATTGACGAAGTTGTTTTTTACATGGAAAATGCTGGTATGACTGATGCAATGATCTCCGCGTCTGCCGGACTGGTCACCCGCGGCGTAGCGGACTTGTGGAACAATTCCGCGGGACAGGGGAAGCTGTCGCCGTATTTTTACGATGCGGTTACACAGCGGGTATTGTGTAGCAAAAAGGCAAATTGTTCGTATTCTGTTTACATTCCAAAAAGTGATGCGTCTGCGTTTGGCTGGCTCACGACTGCCGCAGGAAAATTCGTTAAAAATATGATGTTGAACGAATTTCATATGAAAAACGATGATGAACTTATTGTGTCAGTGAAATTTCCAGACGGCAGCGTGAAAACCGATACAAACAGCGTACTGGGAGATGTGCGGGAAGTGTCATTTGACGGAAAAACCGTGACAGTTACGACGGGTAGAATCTACAGCGTGGAAGAATCGAAGTTTGTGGAAAGCGGTGAATCCGCCGCGATCATGATCGATGAATCTCTTGCCGGCTGTGAAATCCTGTTGGAAGCTTACTCGAAATAAGGCGGTGAAAGTATGTACAGACCGAACGCGATCAATGAGTTGCGGACACCGGTTAAACTTTTGATACCGACGATCCAGAAATACAACGGGGTTACAAAAAAGGTTTATCCAAAAGACAGCGAAATTATTTTGTTCGTCAACTGGAAAACATTCGGAGGAACGGAAACGACAGTGAATGGCGTTGTATCGATCGTGGACACGGCAGAAATTACAACTTGGTACCGCCCCGACATTGAAGCAAATTGCCGATTGCTACGGGAAAATGGATCGATGTACGAAATTATTTCAGAGCCGGAAAATTGTGACATGAACAACCAATTCTGCGAATTCAAGGTGGAGCGTGTCAAAGGTGGTGTATAATGCATGGCAAAAAATAAGTTAACGATTGATTTTAAAGGATTCGACGTGCTGAAAAATCAGCTGGAAAAACTGGGCGGAAACGTCAAAGAAGCCACAGAGGAAGCATTGAAAAAATCTGAAAAAATCGTGGAGCAAAATTTGATTGAAGCTATGAACCCGCATAACCGAACCCACGATACGGAAAGATCGATCATCAGAAACCCGCCCGTCGAATGGACGGGAGAAACCGCAACGGTGAATGTCGGTTTTGATTTGGAAAATGGTGGTATGCCCTCAGTGTACATCATGTATGGTACTAGCCTACACGGTCAACCACACATAGCACCAGATCAAAAGCTGTACGATGCGATCTATGGGGCGGCGGTGAAGAAAGAAATCAAAAAAATTCAAGAGCAAATTTTCAAAAAAGCAGTTGAGGAGGTAATGAAGTAATGAAATCTGAGGTAGTTGAACTGCTGGAAACGCTTGATTTTCCAGTGTTTTTACAAGGAAGTCTGAACGCTGATGAAGCATACCCAGATAGTTTTTTTACCTTTTGGAATTTCAGCAATCCGGAATCTGCTTTTTATGACGACGACGCGAACAGATGTGTCTGGGGCTTTTGGATTTACTTTTATTCAACCGATCCAAAGCTTGTGGAAGAAATGCCGGAGAAAGCCAGACGGCTTTTGAAAGAGAATGGGTGGATCTTACAAGGAAAAGCGGCAGACGTTTCCGTGGACAAGCCCACCCACACCGGAGCACTTTTCACAGCATACAAATTTGAAAATTATGGAAAGGAATGATTTTACTATGGCAGATACACAGATCAGCGGAAAGACCGTGGAATTTCGCGGCTGCGATAATCTTGTAGTTGCAGAGGTCACCGCAGACAGCAAAAGCGATCCGTATACAGCCGGTAAGGTGGAAATCCTTGCACCGGTCGCAGAAATCGCAAAGACTGTGGAAAACTCCACAGAAACACATTTTTATGACAACGTCGGCATGATCAATATCAGATCCGAAGGCTCCGACGAAGTAACACTAACAGTTCCCGCCCTTGCACTGGCGACGCTGGCGAAACTGATCGGAAAGAACGTTGATACAGACACCGGAGCATTTCTTGACGGTGACGCAGAAGAACGCTACTTTGCAATCGGTTATCGTCTGAAACTCACTGACGGTACATACCGCTATGTATGGCGACTGAAAGGAACGTTCAGCATTCCGGACGAAACCAGTTCCACAGAGAACGACGGCACGGACACCAACAATCAGGAACTGACCTTTACAGGACTGAAAACAATTTACGAATTCGCAAACGGCGGGCGTTCGAAGTCTGTTGTTATCGATGAACGTGACGGAAAGTGTAATCTGGCGACATTCTTCGACACGGTTCAGACACCGGACACAATCGCAAAGCTGAAAAAGGCTGGCTGATTTTAAGGGGCGGCATTCCGCCCCATGTACATAATCTTAATTTTTTGGAGGTATAGCAAATGGAACTTAAACTGAAAATCTATGAGGGTAAGAACGTAATCAAGACATATACAGCAGAAACCATTGATTTTTCTTTTGGCGTTGTGGAAGATATTCTGGACATTCTGGACTTCGAGCACATGACAACGAAATCTGAAATCGGTATCATGGTTGTAAAGGCATCGAAGCAGTTAAAGCCGTTTTTAAAGGATATTTTTGACGGCGTGACGGATGAAGAAATCAGGCATACGCACGTTCAAAACCTGATCGAAGTGTTCCGTGGACTGTACCACTATGCAGAAACGGAACTTGGTGCCGCGGTTGGTGGCGAAAAAAACTAAGTTCGGGGGAACAAACCCCCGAAACCATGTATCAGATTCTTTTTGATCTTAACACGAATTTGTGTGACCGGTTCCCCGCCCTCGATCCGTTTCGAGTTCGGGAACAGCGGTTTCATGACGTTCTTTTAATTTTTCGTAGATTAAATGAACAAGTGAAAGACAAAAAGAGAACTCCACAGGCAGCCACGGCGAAGCGAAACGGCGTAATCAGACGACGGGCAACGAAAGACGATTGGTATTAAAAAGGGCGGTGAAAACCATTGGCAGAAGAAAACTTTACTACGAAATTCAAGGTTGATATATCCGATCTGAAAAAAGGTATCAGTGACGCGAACAAGACGATCAAAACCGCGAACGCAGAGTTCAAAAACGCTGCTGCGGGTATGGACGATTGGGGAAAGAGTGCCGACGGCGTAACCGCGAAAATTGAAGCACAAGAAAAAATTGTCGATGCTGAAAAAAAGAAACTCGATCTTTTAAAGCAGCAGCTGGAACGCCTGAACCAATCGCAGGAAAAAGGAAAGTCGATAATCGCAGATCTGACCGCCAAACATCAGCAGGCAATTGAAACTTACGGTGCATCGAGTGATGAAGCGAAAAAGTATGCAAAGCAGCTTCTTGACGCTCAAAATGCACAGAACCGAAACGCAAAAGCTGCGGACGATCTGAACACGAAAATTTTAAATCAGGACACCGCCGTAAAAAAAGCGGAAAGAGAACTCGAAAAGTATCACGGTACACTTGACGAAATCAAGGGTACAGCTGACTATCTGAGGTCTAAACAGGAACGTCTTACGACTGAGTATAAAAAAGCCGCGAAAGAGTACGGCAGAAACTCAACCGAAGCGAAAGGCCTGAAAGGTGAACTGAAAGACGTATCCGGACAGCTGAAAAATGTTGAAAAAAGTACCGAAGATACCTCAGACGCGACAAAAGAATTTACCGGCTCCATGGAAAAAGTCGGCGACGGCTTTTCCGTGGCGAAAGGTGCGATTGCGGATTTTATCGGGAATGCACTCTCGAAGCTAGCGTCCTCTATCGGTGACGCAATCACCGGTGTAGCAGGGTTGGCAGACGAAACCCGCGAATACCGTACTATCATGGGAAGTCTGGAAAACTCCTCACAGCGGGCGGGATACTCCACCGAAGAAACGGCGGAAACTTTTAAGCAGCTGAACGGCGTTTTAGATGACACCCAGAGTGCAGCCACAACCACAGCAAACTTGCAAGCAATCGGGCTGGAACAGGGAAAGCTTGAAAATCTGACTGATTCCGTAATTGGTGCATGGGCTAAGTATGGCGACAGTATCCCGATTGACGGATTGGCAGAAGCTACCAACGAAACAATCAAAGTCGGACAGGTTACCGGCACATTTGCAGACGCGTTGAACTGGGCTCAGATGTCAACTGATGATTATAGGGAAGCACTCAGCAGCAACGACGACGCATTGACAGCTTTTAACAAATCCATTGCGGACGGTGAAAGCGTGGAAGATGCGTTTTCCGCAGCGTTGGCAGCATGTACTGACCAGACACAGCGGGCGGACATTGTCACCCAGACCTTTACAAAAATGGGGCTGGATAAAGCCGGCGAAGCATGGCAGAAAAATAACCAATCTATTGTAGATGCGAACAATGCACAAGCAGACTATGAACAGTCTACGGCGGAACTTGGGGAAACAATTGAACCAATCACCACTAAAATCAAAGAGGGATTCGGGCGGATCGTCGAAAAAGTTGCAGAACTCGTGAAGAAAGCGGACTTTTCAAAAGTAGAAGCCGCACTTGATACGGCATTCTCATTTTTCGTTGACACCGTCATTCCCAAAATTGAGGACGGCATAGATTTCATCGTTTCACACAAGGACGATATAGCAGCATTTTTCGAACCAATTGGTTCACTTGTTCAAACCGCGTTTACATTTCTGATCGACACGGTTTTCCCCGCGATTCAGGCGGGCTTCGGGTGGTTGATTGACCACAAAGATGAAGTTCTGGCAGCCGTTGCCGGTGTAGCAGCTGCATTTGTCGCGTTTAACATCGTAACCATGATTCAAGGAATCATTTCAGCATTTACCACGCTTGTAACCGTTATTCGATCTGTCGGTGTAGCACAGGCAGCCTTGAACGTAATCATGAGTTTAAACCCCGTCGGTCTGATTGTTGCGGGAATCGCGGCACTAATTGCAATATTTGTTGTTTTATGGAATAAATGTGACGGATTCCGCGAATTCTGGATCAATTTGTGGGATAAAGTTAAAGAAATTGCGTCGGTGACATGGGAAGCTATCAGCGGATTCTTTTCCGCTGCATGGGATACGATCAAAGGTGTTTGGGATACGGTTCAACCGTATTTCGAAGCAATCTGGGAATCCATTAAAGCCGTGTTTGCAGTCGTCATTGATGTACTAGGCGGATACTTCTCAATGGCATGGAACAACATCAAAATTGTTTGGGACGTTGTGACGGGTTATTTCAAAATGATCTGGAACAACATCAAACTGATTTTTTCCGTGGTCAAAAAAGTGCTGTCCGGTGACTTTTCCGGAGCATGGGACGCAATCAAAAAGATCTGGAACAACGTCAAAACATATTTTTCCAGCGTATGGAACGGAATCAAAGGAATCTTTTCCAACGTCACCGGATTTTTCAAGGAACATTTCACAGGTGCATATAATGCAATCAAAAATGTTTTCAATGGAATTGGTGAATTTTTTAGCGGAATTTGGGAAAATATCAAAGGCGTGTTTACTGGTATCGGCGAAAAAGTCGGCGACGCAATCGGCGGGACATTTAAAAGCGTTATCAACGGAGCGTTGCACGCTGTTGAAAATGCGATCAATTTGATCCCGAACGCTCTAAACGGTGCGTTGGACGTAATCAATAAACTGCCAGGTATAAATATCCCCAGTGTTCCGACTGTCAGCTTGCCACGGCTGGCAAAAGGCGGCATTGTCGATAAATCCACACTTGCTGAAATCGGTGAAAACGGTGCCGAAGCAGTGATCCCGCTGGAAAAAAATAAGGCTGGATTGAAGAAAATTGCTTCTCTACTCTCCAAAGAAATGGGCGGCGGAAAAGTCGGTGGCGGAATTTCTGGCGGTGATAAAGTGTACAACTTTACGCAAAACATCTACAGCCCGAAACCGCTATCCAGATACGACGTTTACAGAGATACGAAGAATTTGTTAAACACGGTAAAAAGTAAGGGGTGACGTTCATGTTTACGTTAAAAATCGAAAATTCAAGCGGCGAAATTTTCGAACTGTCACACAATCTTAAAAATTACGCAATTGTCGGTATAGAGGGATTGACACCGCCAAAAACCGTTGTAAACACCAGCACGGGCGGCGGACTGGACGGAACTTTCTACAATTCCTCACGTGTCGAACAACGAAATATTGTAATCGATATCATATTAAACGGGGACATTGAAGCGAACCGTCAACGGCTATACAGAATTTTTCCGCGAAAACTTCCCTGCACGATCTATTTTGAAAATAAATATCGACATGTAAAAATTCTGGGATACGTCGAAGTTTTAGAGGGGAATTTGTTTGAACAACGAGAACAAATGCAAATTTCAATCATTTGCCCGCGTCCGTTCTTCGAAGATATGGAAACACTTTATACAGAATTGTCAAGAGTTGTTTCAATGTTCGAGTTCCCTTTTTCGATTTCCATTCCTATTCCGTTCTCAGAAATTCAACAATACCCCCTCTGCACCATCAAAAACACCGGTGATGCGGAATGTGGCTGCACCATTACGGTGGCAATTTCCGGAGATTGCAAGGATCTGACAATTTACAACGTAACGACACAAACGTACTTCGGAATCAACTATGATTTTGTGGACGGCGACGAAATCACGATCTGCACAGTTTCCGGAAAAATGGGCGTGACGATGAACCGAAAGGGACAGACCAGAAATTTGTTAAATTACGTCACAGCAGGATCCTCATGGTTCCGGCTGGCGTTGTGTGATAACGATTTCACATTCAAGCAAACCGGAGATTCTGACGCGGTGAAAATCGTGTTTGCAACTGCGATCTTGTACGGGGGTGTGTGATATGATTTTGTACGTGTGGCATTACTTGCAAGGCTCCTATTTTAAGGTTGCCGTGATTGATTATGCAACGTCTGTGATTTGGGTTAAAAGATTTAACGATACAGGGGAATTTGAAATATACTTGCCAGCATCAACAGAACTTTTGGAACTCTTTACAGATCAAACCATCATCACCCGCGACGATGAAGAAACGGTAATGATTTTTGAAAAAATCAAGCTGACAACGGACGACGAAAACGGCGACTATATCACGACCTCAGGAAGATCGATTGAAAGCATTATCGAACGACGGATTATTTCCAAACAGACGAATTTCAACGGAAAAGCGGAAAACTGCATTCGGAAATTTATGGAAGAAAATATAATTTCCCCGTCCGACGGAAACCGGAAAATTAATCTTCTGGAACTGGGTGCAGTTCAGGGATACACGGAAACGATTGACAAGCAAGCGACAGGCAAAAACCTACTTGACACAATCAAAGAAATTTGTGTTTCCTATGGATACGGTTTTAAAATTCGATTTGTGAACGGAAAATTTATTTTTGATCTGTACAAGGGGACAGACAGAAGCTTGCATCAATCAGAAAACACGCATGTAGTTTTTTCGTCACAATTCGAAAATCTAGGAAACACAGAATATTCTTATGATATTACAAGTTTTTATAATTCTGCATATGTCGGCGGCGAGGGTGAAGGAAAAGATCGTGTAATTGAAAACGCTTCCACCGCTTCTGCCGTCGGCATGTACCGGCGGGAAATGTGGGTTGATGCGAGAAGCACGTCTAGCAACACCGAGGAATCAACACTCACACCAAAGCAGTACGCTGCACTTCTGGTACAGCAAGGGAACGAAGAATTGCAGAACGCGAAAGAAACGAAAGAATTTTCTGGGGAACTGCTGGATATGAACCAGTATGTTTATGGGAAAGACTACCAGCTTGGTGACAAAGTAAGCGTTGTGAACGAATACGGAATCAGCGGAACCGCGACAGTAACGGAAATTACCGAAGTTGAGGACGAAAACGGCTACAAAATTACACCAACTTTTAACGAATGGAGTGAATAAAAATGGCGTTAAAATATGGATTTTTTAATTCTGTCAATCATGATCGGCTGTATGATGCAGACGACATCTCAAACTACTACTTAAAATTAATTTCCAACGGTGTATTTGCTACGCCCGCGAACTCGATGCAAGTACAAGCCCGTGAAGGAATGACGGTCAGTGTAACGGCTGGCTGGGGCTTTATTAACTGCAAATGGCTTGATAACTCTGCGGCGTATATGCTGACTTTGGACGCGTCCGATGTAGTACTAAACCGAATCGATCGGATCGTTATGCGACTGAATCCGGACGAAGCACACCGAAATATGGAAATCGCGATCAAAAAAGGCACTCCCGCAAGTACTCCCGTGCCGCCGTCGCTGACACGCATTGAAAACGGCGTTTGGGAACTCTCTCTTGCACAAGTATATGTTGGTGCTGGCGTAACAGAAATTACACAATCTAAAATCACGGATGAACGCGGAAACACTGAGGTGTGCGGCTGGGTTACGGGATTGATAGACCAGATCAACACGACGAACCTTTTTGCACAGTATGATGCGGCTTTTTGGGAGTGGTTCCGGACGATTAAAGACGCCGTTTCAAGTACTACCCTGCTCCGGCAGTACACAAGCAGCTACACGACAGCCGCAGAAAGTGAAGAAAATATTCCCATAAATATTCCAGAATATAATGAAACTTTGGATATTCTTAACGTATATGTGAACGGATTAAAATTGATCCCAAATGTTGACTATACCAAAACCAACACGGCTATCAGACTATCAAAACCGCTGGACGTAATCGGAACGCCCGTTGAATTCGAAGTTCTGAAATCAATAGACGGGGAAGATGCTGGAAGTGTCGTTGATATTGTGTACCAGCTACAACAGGAAGTTGGAAAACTCGATAAAAACAATTACTATTGCAACGGTGTGAACGATAATGTAAAACTTCGTGAACATTTGACAAAATGGGAAGCACAGCATAAAAGAACCTTGAACGTCGTCGGAACCTTTGGTGTCGATACCAGTACAACCACAGTGGACGGCACCGCGTATAGCATGGCGTACACCAGCGGAAAAAATATCGTGATCGACTTTTCTCAATGCGACACGATTTCTGCGAAAAACAAAAATTTTGCGTATTTTTCAGGTTGCACTGTGCGAAATCTGGCGGTAAAGTATGATGATGCAGTACAGACGGATAGCTGCACCGGTATCATATGCAAAAATGCAACGCTGGAAAATTGTAGCATCTCTGGCACTCTTGCCGGAACCGGAGCATTTACGGGATACAGTGCAACAAATAGCAGACTGATCACATGTGACGTAGATATTTCATCGGCGGGCGACGTGACAGGCGTTAAAATTTCCGAAACATCTACTTGTGACAACTCATACTTTACAGCCAAAACCACGGGCAGCAGTGCGACAGCATGCGGCGGATCTGGCGGCGGTACATACTCCAATTGTGAGTTTGTGGGAATCGCAGAAAAGTCCGGTTATGGATTTTTTGTAAACGCTTCGAACGTGTTACAGGCTCAAAACTGTACGTGCAGGGGGTACACTAAGACCGGCAACGGCTACGGATTGACCGGTGAAACGGGAAGCGAAAAAACGCTGTTCTTAACCGGTATCAACTGCAATCAAATTCCAGAAACCGGTTATACGCAAACGGGATCCATGAAATTTTCGGACGGATACGGATTTTTCTCCGGCTGTTTTTATGCGGCTGTTTCCATGCCTGACACGGTGGTTTCATACGGATCTATCACCCGAAATGTGACTTAATGGGAGGACTTAAAATGGCACAAGATTTTGATTTGACCATACCAACGGAACGGGCGGAAAAGTATCTTGCAAAAATGGCAAAGCAATATGACGGAACACTTCCCGAACCGATTTCAAACATTGATAAATATTTAAAAATTCTGGCGGAAAATGGTACGGGCGGCGGCTCTGGCAGTGGAATCACTCCGAAAAAGCTGGAAAATGCAGATCTGAACACAGTAACGGAAACGGGATCTTACTATGCGGATTTCGATCATACTTGCAAAAATGTTCCGAGTAAAGTAGGCAGCTATGGATTTTCTATCATCGTCACAAATGGCGGCGGTGTTGTGTATCAGCTACTAATGAAAAACACTATCGCCGAAGAAAACCGGCTTTTTATGCGGGTAATCGACAGTGACGGGGAAGTTTATCCGTGGTCGAACTACATGCAGGAAAGTGACGTAAGCGTTGACAGCGTTCTTTCGGAAACCTCTACCCGTCCCCCGCAAAATGCAATTGTTACAAAACGATTAAATGAAATTGAATCAAATTCAGCTAAAAAGACCGACTTGACAGCGTACTTGCCAAAAGACGGAACGGCGAAAAAAGCTGATGGTTTAAGCGCAGGTCAGCTAAAATTCGGATATATTTACAATAGCACGAGTACGGCAAGTGCCGGAAAGACGTGGGCAAGGGTGGCTTGTTGTGTAGCTACAAAAGGCTATACAACCATCACAATGGCAATGCTTGTAACATCTGGGAATTCCGGCGTGGCATTATTTGACATAGATTTCAGAAGTAATGCAAACAATGACGGATTTGATTATTTCAATGTTAAACAAATTATTACAAATTTTCCGGAAAGAGTATCGATAAACGACATAAAAGCGTTTGCGAAAAGCACAAGCGACGGAATGCAGTATGAGATATGGTATAACATCAGATCTATCTACGCTGCACGGCAATTCACTTGCTTATCAGAGCAACTCTATAACGGGGCAAATTCCAACGAATGGAAATTTGAAACGCATACAGCCGCCGACTTTGAAGCATCTCCACCTACTGACGGCACAGAAGCTACATACAGTAACTGCGGCGTTGTATCGACTGCCGAAACGCTGACGGGTAGCGGTTGGATCGTTCCCGATCCCATATGTGAAATGAAAACCACGTCCATAAAATACAAAAAGTATGGAAATATTGTAGAAATAAGTGGATCCATTACATTTTCTCAAACATATACAGACGCTAAAATATTCCAACTTCCGGAAGATTGTAGACCACACTCTGATATAATCGTTCTTGGCTCATCATTCATCACCCCCTGTGATTATTTTCAGGTAAAGGTCAGTAATGATGGATATGTAACATATCTTGGAAAAACAACGAATTTCTTTAATACAATGACGGATTATTCAATGCATGCCACATTTCTTGTGGACTAAACAAAAGGCACCGCAGGGGCTTCCCCACGGTGCCGTTTTTGTTTTTTGAGTTTAGCTTAGGTGAATCAATCTTCGTTCGGCTCGTATTCTTCCCACTCGCGGATAATATCGTCTGCCTTGCTTTCGTAATCTTCACCCTGATCGTCAATCCACTCTGCAAAAGCTTCCTTGACCTTATCCACAAGGTAGCAGTCAGACTTGATAAAACTTACAACGTCCCAGTAATCGATTTCGTCCAGATCGTCGTCTGCATCGAATTCGAGGAATTCCGCCGTTTTAGCAATCAGCTGCTTTTCAGAAATTCCTACCGCTTCCGCCAGATCGGAAATGGACTGGAACCCAACTTCGTACATGCTGTCAAAGTGGCAATCATCTCTGTAAATCGTTTCGTGATCATCGTTCAACCACGAATTCCCGCCGACGTTTACGAACGTGTCGAGCTCCGCGGTCTTTTCTTCCTCGTTGTAGTACAGATAAACGTCCGTTTCGAAAGAGTTCATTTCTACATCGAACTCCCTCAGCATCTTAGCCAGTGCCTTTACAACTTCCTCACGATTTTTCAATTCACGCATTTTCTTTTTCCTCCATGTTTTTATTTTTGGGTTTCGGGCTTTTCCCTAACCTCTGTATCTATTATACACCCATAAGGAACTTTTGTCAATAGGTTTTTATAAAAAAATTCCTCATGTGCGTATATTTGTATACTTGCACAAAATAAATCATTCTGATTTGTGCATTTTGTCAATGTTTATTGTCGCATATGCCAACAACAGCAGCACGTATTCCGACGGGTTCCGTTCCTCGATGCTCCACTTCTGTGCTGTGGAATAGGGAATAGAAAAGAAATTGCACATCTGCTTCATGTTTTTGTACTGGCTCACGATTTCAGAAAAACCGCCGTTCGCCATGCTATAAATTTTCCGGAGCATACTTGCAATTTCGTCCGCATCATCAAGCCTGTTCATCCACTCTTGCCACCCCCTTTCCATGATGTATTTTCCCTCAGAATCATAGTTTTTTGCTTCGGCGTAGAGGGCACGAAATGTGTTAAAATCAATCATAATTTAATTTCCTTTCTGCTTCTTTTGGTATGGGTTTAGTATACACCCAACCGGAACATTTGTCAAGATTAAGCGTGAAAAGTAGCGTTCAGCTTGTCCATGAAATCATCTGCATATCTGCCTACGCACTCGTACACTTTGCCGGTTGCAAGGTCAATATAGGCTCTGGAGTAAGCTTCACCTACGCGGAAACTTTCACGGTTGCTGATCTTCTCGTTGTTCAGCCATGCACCGCACACGTTACCGCTTTTGTAAAAATCCAGTTCCAAACCCATGAGGGCATCACCAATGCGGCTGAGGTATACGCGATCTTTGCCGTACTTAGTCCAGCGGTTTGCACCAGCCTTTTCCAGCTTGGTGATGTTCCAGCCGTTCAGAATTTCGTCAGCCGGTACCTTAGCTTCTGCCCATGCAAATTTCATGGCGTAGGACAGCTTAGCGATTCTATCGCCTGTCAATGTTCTGTAGATTTCCCATGCTCTTCTCATAATTGCTGACAAATTGTAATTTTTCATTTTCGTTTCCTCCGGTTTTGTGTTTTTCTTAGCACCTCTCGTGCTTTCTGTATCTATTATACACCATTCGGGAACATTTGTCAAGCGTTTTATGACAATGGGAACACTTTTGTATACATGCACAAAATACAAGCTTATGATTTGTACAATATTCACAATACAGAGCAAATCGCTCAGAATGCCACTAGAATCAATTCTAAGGCGTTTTAAATTTTAGGGTATAGTTTTGAGGGTGAATGCTCGAAAGTCCCTTAGAACGAACGCTAGGCACCTCTATGGCGAAATATGCCCGCGGGGAGAGGAACATAGAGCAATAGTAAGGGCGGAACAAGCTTGATTTTGGATATGGTCGGATAGAGGGAGGACTTGACGACAGTATCCGAAAAGGATTTTTCCAAAATCACCCGTTCGGGGGGATCCACGTCGTCTTTCGTCAAGTTTATGGCAATAACCACGTGATCTCGGTACAACGTTACACTGTGAATCACGGCGTTAAAAAATTTTTTGCGGTCGTCGGCACGGTCAAGGGCTTTTGTGATCCAGCAGAAAAATTTTATAAAATCCTGCTGTGTGAGTTTCGGCGGCTCTGGGGCTGCCTGCTCCAGCTGCTGCTTTTGCTGCTCTAGGTCTGTCAGCCGTGCCTGTAGTGCTTCTGACTGCGGGCAAGCTATGAGGGCATTCACAGCACCCTGAATCTGCTTTTCAATGGCTTGTATCTGCTTGTTGCGGTCTGGCTTGGGGCTGTCTTCGGCTAGATACATGCGATATAGGCATTCAGCGAAATCTGTCACGTGCTCCGGCGTAAAGTAATCCGCTAAAGCTGCTATCACGGCAGCTTCCACTTTTTCGCTGCTGACTGTCAAGCTGTGATCGTGCGGGAGCGTTTTGCAAGATTTCGCTATACACGTGTAGTAAAAATATTTTCGCTGTACGGACGTACCCACGACTTTTCGCCCGCATATGCCGCACTGTAGCAGCCCTGTGAGGGCGAACACGTGACCCGTGCGGTTTACACGGGCGTTGTGTGCAGAGTGCTTCAAACGCTCCTGTGCCGCGTCATAAAGGCTTTGTGGGACGATCTGCGGGCAAGTTTCCGGTTCGGCTATATCCGTGACGTAGTACGTACCCGTGTACTTGGGATTGTGCAGTATGTCGCTAACGCTGTAGCGTCTGAACGGGTTGCCCTGCCGCGTTCTGTGTCCGGCAGCGTTCAGCTTGTCTGCTATGCTCTGCAAAGTCGCTCCGAAAACGTACTGCGTGAAGATCTGCCGCACGTTGCTCGCTTCGGCTTCGTCTACCGTAAGTCGCTTCTCGGTCTTGTGGTATCCATACGGGGCACGGGTGAATGTGTTGCCCTTGATGATCGTTTCACGGATCCCCCGCTTGCACTTGCGGGACAGTTCGCGGGAAAAGTACTCGTCCATGGATTCAAGAAGCCCTTCGATCAAGATTCCCTCAGGGCTGTCCGTGATGCGTTCGGTGGCGGACAAGACCTTTACCCCGCAGCGTTTTAGTTTTTGCTTGTATACGGCACTGTCATAGCGATTGCGGGCGAAACGGTCAAGCTTGTACACAAGCACGTACTCCCAGCAGCCGCGTTTGCTGTCGGAGATCATTTGCTGGAACTGGTCGCGGTGGTCGGTGGACGTTCCAGAGGTCGCTCGGTCGATGTACTCAGCGACGATGTGGATCCCCTCAGCTTTTGCGAATTCCTCGCACACGCGGCGTTGCCCTTCGATTGATTGCTCCGTTTGCCGGTCACTCGAGTATCTGCCGTAAAAAACGGCTCGTTTCATACGAAAAACTCCCTTCTGTTAACAATTCGGAAATACAAAGTGGAAAAAAGCACGCAAATGCGTGAAAGCGGTTCAAGATGGTTCAAGATGAAAAGTCATCTTGAACCGGTGAAAATGACGCAATTTCGGGCTTTTTCGGCGTTTCGGTTCAAGTTCAAGATGCCCCTTATATTT